ATACAAACGCCAGTGAAAACATCTTGATAAAAAAGTTGCCCAGGAATTACTTTGGCACCTTCTTTAAAAAAGTGTGTGCCAAATTTTTCAATTTGATCTTGGAGGATCGACTGTAATCCAGTTAATTCTCTTGCTTGAACAGGAGTTCCTGGTTTGAAAAGAACCCTGTGAAAATTACTGGCTGGATCAAAGTCATCATAATATGGAGAGACATTGAGGTTAGTTTCCTGGGGCATTTTCTTAGAATTCTAAAACGATTTTAATATCTTCTTTTTGGTTTGACGATCTCAAAACAGATGGTCTGTTGTCAACATAGATGATGTCTCCACTTTGAGGTTTTACCTCAGGATTAGCGGTTCCTTTGTCAAACGTCTGGCCTAGGAAGTAGGTCCTATTATTTAGAACGGTAGAGATACCCGAGAAAGAAGTATCAATAGCAACTGTACCGTTTCCTCCGGCAACATTAAAAGATCCACCATTTACTAATGTATTAGTAAACCTTAATAATTTATATCCATACAGAGGCGCTGTGCCAGCCGTAGTTGAAGTAGCAACTCTATTATCCTGCCAATATTTTAAAACACCTGTATTAGAGTCCCAAGAAACAACTCTACCGATAGCAGTTGATCCAACACCAACTGTTTGAGTGATAACCGCATCTGTATCAAAGGTAATATCACTTAATTGATCGGCAGTTACTTTCAGGGCATAAACTGCGCTTACCTTTTCTGCCGATAGTCTAGTTGTAGAACCAAATACCTCAGGATCTTTAACAACACCAATTCTAGCAAATTCATTTCCAGTGACAAAATCTGGATTTGTGCTATCATTTTCAAGACGAGTGTAAAGCATTACTTTACGGGTCCCAAGTTCTTGATAGATATTGGAACCGTGTCCACCGGATGGAGGAATAACAACACTAGTTACCGCATCCGTGCTAGATGCAGAATTTGTAATTCCTGCTCCATCTAAATCAACAGTTCCAAATGAATATCCAGATCCACCATTGGAAATGTCAACAGATTGAATTTTTCCATTAGCGTTTACCGTAACGCTAGCCTTTGCTCCCTCACCATCACCAAGAATGTCTACGTTAGAATACGTTGTTGCTGTTCCATAACCAGTTCCCCTATTTGAGATGGTTACAATTTTAATTTGACCACTGGTTGATGCATTATCTCTAACTGCTGCATTAGTGGTATCACCCTGCCAGTCATTGGGAACAGGAATAAAATTAGTCGAATCAAATCTAAGAATATCTGTTGGAGTCAGAGTGTAGAGATATTTCCAGACATAACCATCGCCACTACTTCCAGCAGCTCTTGGTTCTAAGTCTGTAAAGAGAGGTTCATCCAAAGAAGGTTTTCCAGATGTGTTTTCTGGCGAAAATCCATTATTTAGACAAATATAAACTCTGTAATCTCTATTGATTACATAGTATTTTGCGCCGTATAAAGACGTTGCTTTTGACACGGGAGCAAGATTATTTCTACTATAATCGTGCCTGTACATGTCATATTTCTCACCAGATGCCCAGGTATATTTTTCTACAACCTTTTTCACATCAGAAGAATTAATCTTCTTCATGGCAATCATAGTATCCCAATAACGATTTTCATCGCCAATTGAGTCAACCGGTGCCGGTGGAGTGGTATTCCAATCTGCGTCTAATTCAGGCGCATTTGGTAAACCAATCCAGGTATAATACGAACTACCAGTAGACGCAATTCCGGCATGAAAATTTTCAGCACTAAGGATGCGAAACTGTTCAGTAATTATCGCGGACATTTTGAACTTTTTTAGTTATTTATGTTAAATATCCAACTGATTTAAGTGGTGTTTTTCTGATGATAACAGGACCAGTTGTAATTCCTGTAATTCCGTTGTCAAGTATTGGAGTGAATGTTTTAGCGATGCCAGTTCGTGAGAAGGTTTGAAGTCTACCCCAACTAAACTTACCAAAGAACTCACTATGACCATAACCAGTTATGCCTTCGGTGCTTGCGACACTTACGACAACTCTTGCAACATATGTGGTTCCAAATCCAACTGCTTCCGTTGTTGCAACCGAAACAGAAACTGCCTCATACACATTATCTAAGCATGTAGAACCAATTCCAAGTGTAGTGCCACCAAGATCAAGAGAAGTAACTCCCTGACCAATATTTGACTCAAAGACTACAAATGGGTATCCAGCTGCGATATTGGAAATTGTTCTTGCAGCACCAGGTCCCATTACAGAGGTGCTTCTCAGTGGAGAACCATCAGGGATCAACAGATCAAAGATTAGACCCGTAGTTGCAACTCCAATGGATGTAGTTCCAACACCAGAGATGATACCAAAATCACCAGAGTAATCAACATTTTTGATTTCTTCTCTATCAAAATTAGGTGGTGTGAGAAGAACGACTGGTGGATTGGTAAATGTATATCCAGCACCAACGCTGGACACACTGATTGAAGTGACTGCCGTTCCAGTTATGGATGCAGTTGCGGTTGCTCTGGTAGCAGAACCAAAACCAACGCTATTTGCAATAGAAACCAGAGGTGCTACTGTGTATCCAAGACCAGAATTTGTGATACTAATTGAAGAGATTGTACCAAGTCCAGAGACGATTGCTGTTGCAGCAGCAGAGATCTTAGTGTCCTGATTGATAATCTGGATGGTTTGTTTAACCTCAGGAAGAGCTTCCGCGTAGGAATCAAACAGAGGGAAGACGCCAGTGGTCCAAATTTCAGTAGAACCAAGTCCAACTGCTTTGATAATGTTTGTCTTCGGCAAGATATTTGCCCCATACAAGGCTCTATCTTTCGTAACAGCTTTATTGTCAATGAATAGATCATCTTGCTGCTTACACCAAACCATAGGTCTCGTAATTGTTCTATCTGTGGTTAGACCTGCGCCATTATATGGAGTTGTTGTGAAAGAATCAGCAGTTGCAATTCCAGAAATAATTCTACTATTTTGATTAAATCTCAATCTATTTTGAGAATCAGTTGCTTGAATTCTTACACTATCACCAAGTTTAAGTGATTCAATGATGTCTCTATTAATAACGTCAACTCCACCAGTGCCGCGATAGAAAAGAATGGCGCAAGTGTCACCAACTTTTGGTGCTTCAACAAAGGTGATATTTGAACCACCATTAAATTCATATGCAATACCTGGTTCTTGTAAAACATCATTCAGGAAGATCAGAATGGTTTGTTTGACATCAATTAATGATCCTTTTGCAGCCCTAATCGATGCAGGAGAACCATTCTTAGTCATAGCAAACACTTTTGTTTCGCCATCAAAAAGTGGATCTAATTTATCAAACACATCAAGATCACCAAATCTCCAACCAGTCATCTTATCAGAATCTACTCTATCGATACTGATTCTGAAATCACTCATTCCAGCACCTACAAATCTATGAAGGTAACCAGATCCAGATTGAGCACCACCTACGTCAAAAGTAATTGTATTGGAAGTAACAGCAGTAACTGTGCGAGCAGTTCCGGCAGCAGGATCAGTTGGTCTAGGATAACCAATTCTCTGCTTATATTCATCGCTGCTGCAAGAGAAGATTATGGATTCATTGACCAGAGTAATTGAGTCAGATGTGGTAATCGTGTGAACACCAATCGTAGCAGTGATAATTCCAGAAACAGCATCATATACTGCAAATTCAACTTTATAGTTATTAGTTCCAAATCCAATAGGAGTGCTGGAAATATTGAATGTGGGAATTCCGGTTACTCCACCCTTAGGAACAGTTAAGATCTCTCCAACCTTGTATCCATATCCACTATTGATGATATCAAAATTTAGGATGGTTTTGTTATTAGTAACCTGAACATCAATAAATGCATTCGTACCAATTTGAGACCCAGGAGAATCTGGATGATAAATCAATGGAATACGAGTATATGGAATTGGTTGATCAAAGACAACAATTGGTGGATTGCTAAATGTGTAACCAACGCCAGGATTCGTGACAGAAACACCCGTAATATTACCATTGACGACGGTCGCAACACCAATGGTAGTTACCTCAACCGTATCAATATCAGCAGTTCTGAGACCGACGTTGTAAGTCAATCCTTGAACGACACCATTGTAAGTTGCAATTCCCGATCTATATCCAGAACCGCTGTTACCAATACTAATAGAGGTTACAGTTCCAAATCCATTGACATTAGCAGTTCCACCAGCAGCCACTAATGGTTGATAACCGAATCCTTGCGTCGATCCTACGGAGACAATAACACCACCAACAGGGATAGAACCAGTGTTTACATCATTGGTTACAGAAGCAGCAAATCCACTGAATACGATTGACGTAATACCAGCATTCTCCGTAAGTGAGAAATCATTAATTCGTGCATCCTGTGATGGGATTTGGGCAATATCATTAATTAAAACCAAAGCATGGTTTGTGCTGAAACCGC